TGGACGAAGCGGATCTCGGAAAGATCGCTCTCGGTATATGTCGTCACCACTTCGAAGATCTCGGCCACCGTGCCGACCGAGGAATACGTGTCATAGCCGGTGCTGTTGACATTCGTTCCGCCGGAGTCCTGAAGCTCGAACGTATTCGCGCCGGCATTGACGTTCGCGACTTTGAACTCGCGATTGTTCACTTGCGTCATGCCGACGACGCCGGAGATATAGACGCGATCGCCGTTGGCGTACGTGTCGGCGCCGACATAAGTCACGACCGCAGGGTTCGCCTTCGTGATACCGGAGATGGCCTGCGACGCTTGGGTGAGCGTGCCGTGCAGCGTGAAGAAGCGGATGTAGTTGTGTCCGAACTCGAGCACGTAGGTCTGCGTCACCGAGAACTGAAACGGAATGAGGCGCGAAACCTTGTCGTGAAACTTCGTCTGCTGAAGATACGCCATGCCGGGCCGGCGCGTCCACGCGCCCTGCACGAGCGGCATTCCGTTCACGCAGACGAACAGACCGGAGTTGTACTTCGCGATGTCCTGGCGACCGAGCATGAGACTGCTCATTTCGCCAGCGTTGAATGAGTGCTGGATTACCGAGGCGCGGCCCACGTTAATTCCTAGCCCGAATCCAGTCGTCCTCCGGGGAATCCTGTGCGTCCTTTTCGATGGCGCCGCTGTGCTTCGCGCTCGCGATAGCGACGTCGAAGTCGTCCTTGATGCTCTCTTTCGCTGCGGAGCTGCCAGTGATTTCCTTGCAGGTCTTCATCGCGAGCGCGCACTCGAGCGCTTCGACAAACGTCGAGTCGTAAAAGTTCGGATCGATGACGTCCGCCAGGTAGCGAATCTCGAGCGGCGAGGCGTCGTCGGTGACGACGTAGACGCCGACGCCTTCAGCCGACTCTATCTTCCAGTCGACACGCTGGCCGCTCTCGTCGTCACGGATGAGGCGAATATAGTCGTTCGGCAACACGAAGCGGTTGTGCTCGCCCCACAGTGTTTGATCGCCATCCGCGGCGATGCTGTCGCGACGGATCGCGAAGCCCCAATCATACTTGCGAAGAAGCGCCTTGCGTGTCGGCTCGAACGCAAGGTTCATCGTGCGCGCGTTCGGGTGGTTCTGCGTCAGCGACTCGAGCTTCTGCGAGACGCCGAGACGCTGGAGAGCCGAGTTCGCGATTTGGACTTTAGATGTCATGTCGCTAGTTGTTGGAGGACAGCGTTCGGCAATCGCGTCGAATACAACCTGACGCTCTTAATTCCAGCAAAAGGTTGCGTTGCTGACGCCGTGGTGCCAATCCTGATGGTAGTGAGTCCTACAGGAATGGTTCCTGCAACATCCGTTGACAAAGTACCGTTCAGAACCCCGGCCATGTCGTTCGCAGCCCACGCAAAAACAGCCTTGTAAGCGGTGTTCACAACAACACCAGCAACGGCGACGGACGATTGCGCGACCGTAGCATCAAGAACCTCTCCGATCCATGAAGTCGGCGTGCCTGATCCTTGTCGACTGTCTATTTTGTTATTCGCTGTCCCGTCGTCGATGCAAGCAAAGGTCGCCGATGCAAGAACCGAACTGCTGACGATTGTGTGTTCTTCGTAAAGTGTACCAACCCCGGCAAGCACCACGCCGGCTGACGGATACGTCAACGTGTCCGCATTTCTTGTCACCGAAATCGTCGTCGTCGGAATCGGCGTACCGGCCGCTGCGCCGTTTTCAAACTGGAACATATCCACAGCGATCTTGTCGCCGCTCGTCCCGAGTACAATCCCGATCGCCGGATTCAGCACTGACGCGTCTAGTTCGACGCGCGTGTACGTCGAACTATTCAACTGCGCGGAAATCTCGGAAGTGCTTGCGCCCTGCTGAATCGTCACGGTGCCAGTACCGGTGATGCGCTTGATGAACACCGAAAACGCGGAGAGCGTCGCCGCCTCGGTGATAGTCTGAAGGCACGAGCCATTGATCGCCGTTGCCGTCAATGACGACGCCGAGTTGGCGGACCCGTCGATCCCGACCTGATCTTTCGCGGCCGTCATGTTGACTTTTGTCCACGACGCGTTCGACGTATCGCGCGCTTGCAAGCAGAGGTTCGTTCGCGCGCCCTCGGCCAGATAACCGAGGTACGATCCAACCGCAGTCGTGAAGCCTGCGTAGAACGAACGCGCCGTGCCGCTCGCCACCGAGGCCCATAGTCCGCTCGAGAGCTTCGTCCAGGCGGTCGTGGCGCGCGTGAAGGTCGCAGCGATGCCGCGCTTCGACTCCGTGGTGCTGACGGCGCCAGCGCCGAGATCGGCGAACAGAAGTTGAAACGTCGGCTCGAAAGTTCCGCCGACGTTGTTCGCCATCATCCTACGACGGCGGTCCATGACCTACTGAGGCGACTTTTTCAGTCGCAGGGTGATGTCGTACGTGGCGCCGGAGACGGCGCCAGCCGTGGTGAGGAGGAGATCGCCTGTGTCGCCGGCCGAGCGCGGGTCCGCGAGTCCCTTCTTCGCGCGAGAGAAGCTGTCCGCACCGCGGAAGTCGTCATAGCCGCTGCCGTTGAGCACCAACGCGGTGTCGTCGGTCGTGTGGTCCCACAAGATGCGGACACTGACGAAGCCCTGGATGTTCCAGCGTGCCTCGAGGATGTCGAGCGAGTCCGGCTCGAGGCCATCGGTCGCGACAGCGATTGCCGACTTGTCGACCTTGATGACCGCGGATTCGCCGGTGCCATCCGAGATGTTCGTCAGATGGACGCAATACTCGTCCGGCGACTCCGAGACGACGTTGACTGTGACTGCGTCAGCCATCGGTTAGGAAGCCGACGTTACAGGGAACAGTTTCGCTGTTTCGATTCGACTGACCATGATCTCGAGCGCGGCGAGAAGGCGCTGCTTGCCTTCCTGGCCGGCAAAGACAACCGTGTCAAAATTGATCTGGACGAGATTGCTGGAATCCAGCGTACCCGACCCGGTGAAGAAAACGACATCGCTGCCGACGAACTGCGGACCATCGGTGACTGCCATACCGCAACCGGCTACTGCCATTTCGATCTCCTCGTTACGTGCAGGTCGTCGCTACAACGGCGAACTGCTTGGTCGTTTCGGCGGGCTTGCCGCCCGCGCTGCCAGCGATCGTCGCGCCCATGCGCGCGAGCCAGTCTTGCACCAGAGCAATGACCTGTGCATCGGTGTACGCTTGATTCGTGACGATCGCGATGTTCAGGCCGAGCGGGATCATGTTGCTGGCCGCGGACAGCGTACCGTCGATGTCCAGAACCCAAGAGCCGACCGTGGTGCTGCCGAACAGCTTCCACGACTTCGTGGTGTTCGCCGACGGTGTCGGACCCTTGAAGTCGGTCGGAATTGCCATGCTTCTCCCCGATACGCCCCGACGCGCGCGGCGCGCCGGGGTAGTTCAGCCCTTACTCGGGCAGGACGTAGTCGACTTCGAGAACCGCGTCTTGCGGCGTGCCGATCACGGTGACGATCGCCAGGGCGATGTCGACTTCCAGGTCGCCGGTCGCTCCCGCGGTGCTGATCGCGGTGGCAAACGCGACGGCGAGGCTGTCGCGCCGTTGCGCCGGCGTGCGAACCGTCTCGATGCTGGCGCGGTTGTTCGCCGCGCCGAGCACCGTCACGGTGCTGAACACTGCGTCGCTGATCGCGATGCCGTTCGGCCGGTAGATGCCGGCCTTGACGGCGCCGGTGGTCGTGGTCGGGTTGGTGAGGTAGACGCCGAGAACTCGCGCGCGAACCGGCACACGAACGAACGTGTACCACTGCGCGGTGGTGCCGCCGGTGAAGCTGGCGGCTGCGAGGTAGCCGATCGCGGTGCGGACGTTCCCGTTCTTCTTGAGAACGTTGACCTTCGCGATCGGGGTGGCGTCTTGGTCGGAGACTTGTGCAGCGGTGGATACGAGAGCCATGTCAGTTTCCCTTTAGATCTGGTCGTCGCACTGGATGCGGATCTGCTTGCCCAGTTGGGTGCGGGTCGCGCCCAAGGTCATGCAGAGATACACCTGGTTCGCGTAGGACTTGTCCGCGCGCGGCCCGATCTGCGTCATCAGGTCTTTCCAGAGGCCCATGTACATGCCCGACTTGAGCCACACCGGGATCAGGCGGTTGCCCGACGTGATCGTGAGCCGCTCGGTCAGGATGAAGTCGACGCCCATGAAGCGCTTGACCTTGCCGTTTTCGAGGACTGCGCTGTTGCTGTAGTCCTTGTTGACGACCTGGATTTCCTTCAGGAGCGAGTCGTGCTCGTAGCTCGAGATGGCGCCGTACACCGGCTCCATCAATTCGCCCTTGTTCGCCGTCATCAGGAGGCGGATCGCGTTCTGGAGCTTCGCGACGTTGAGCGCCGAGGCCGTGCCGCCGGTGTTGACACCGACGTCATAGGCGCCCGAGCCGAGCGTGCCGAAGGACTCGCTGGTCGTGCCGTTCTCGCCGGTGAAGTTGGTGCCGAAGATCGCCGTCAGAATGACGTCGTCCTTGGCACGGTTCATCGCCGCGGAGCCGGCCCGCGCATACGGGCTGGTGAGTTCGATGATGGCGCGAAGCTGGTCTTCGTTGTCGATGAGCGAAGCCCACTCGTAGTCGAGCGGGAAAACCCACCGCTTGTCCTGCGAGAGATCGAGCAACGGGGTGTCGGCGTGCCGGCTCACCTTCAACTGCGCGGTGGCGGAACCGAACTGTTCGACGACCGACGCGGCCTTGCCGACGTGCGAGCCGACGGTGACTGCGCTGGCGAGGCGCGAACCTTCCTGCTGGAGCAGGAGTTCGACGTTCGCTTTGTACTGCTGTACTGATGCTACGGTGATGGTATCCGGCATTGCCGTCTCCCGAAAAATTTGATACGTCAGTTTGCACCGATCAGGGCTGGTGCCGCCTGGCGTATCCCTTTCGGGGGCCGGATGTGGGCTGCGTTACTTGCGGGGGCGAACTACAACCGTGTCCGCACGCCTACCACGACTCCAGTCTATCACAACAGTGCATTGACCCCTTCCGTCGGCTTTTTCTCACCAAGCACCCACTCGGCAAACTTCTGAGCCGATTGAAGAACTGCCGCCGCATGGCCGTCGTTGTGGACGCCATGCGCGCCGGGCTGCGCCGCCGCCTCGAGGCAGCGCATCCGAATCTCAGTTTTCGAATCGACCGTCACGACGGGTACATGATCTTGAACAGGTCGGCCTGCTTCTTCGTCGCAGCGGCGTGCCCGGGGTGCTGCGTATCCTTCAGTGCCGCGACCGCCACCGGGTCGATCTTCATCGCCTCCCACTGCGCCTTCGCTTCCTCCGGCGTCACACCCCCGAAGCTGCGCGTCTTGTCACCGCCGGTGACGAAGTTGTCTTCGCCCATCTTGCTGCCGAGATCCGCGAAGAACTTCCAGGTGCCGGCGTAGCCGACGGTGCGCTCGATCGCGTCGATCATCTCCGGCTTGAAGCCGAGTCCTTTCGCCGCCGCCTGCGCCGCGCTCATCTTGCGCTCATGGCCGTCGCGCCATTCGCCGAGCAGCGCCTTCTTGTCTACCTCGACCGAGAGGTTGTAGTCCGCGGTCTGCTTGTCGAGTACGGTCTTGATGTACTCGTTGTGCTTCGCGGTCAGCCCCTTGACGGTCTGCGCCGGCAGCCCGAGTTCATGAAACGCGCCGCGCGCCCAGGTCACATAGCCCTCGTCGAGTGTCATGCCCTCGGCAGGCTTCGAAAACTCGTACTTGTCCGGCGACGCCGGACGCCCGAGCTTGTCCATCACCTGAAGGAAGCCGGCCGGGTCGTCGGCGCGCGGCATGACGAGGAGCGTCGACGGGTCGCGGCCGATCAGCTTCTCGGCGCCGCGAGCAGCCTGCACCGCGTCCTGCGGGCCTTGCCATCCTTTGTTCTTGACGTACTCAATGTCCGCCGGCTCGGTGTAGCCGTGCCAGGGGGTTGCCGCGGCCGTCGTGGTGGTGCCGGTCGCAGTGGTCGTCGCCGCGGCGGTTGTGGTGGCCGCTGCGGTTGTCGTCGTTGCGGCCGCAGTTGTGGCAGTTGCTTCGGGCATTGCTGTCCTCCTGGTTAAAGATCGAGTTCCTTCAGCCCGGTGATGAAGTCATCCGGGCTGAGAAGTTCCATGCACAACGAGTCGCCGTAGACGCACTCGTTGAAGTTGTGGGTGATGAGCGGCCAGTTCGATTGGCAGCC